GACCGCATGAGTCTCAAAACATGGAGCGATGACCGTGAGGGCATCCGCCCTTGGCTTGAAAGACTGTACGAACAGCACGGATCTGTCGGAGCCATGGCGCTGGCGCTCGGCATCAACAGGGTGACGGTGTACGACTGGGAGCGCCACCCGGAGAAGATCAGCATCAAGTATCTGCGCCGGTTCCTCCGGAAGGGGCTCATCACGCCGGAGGAGATCATGAAAATCATCGAGCCAAAGGAGGAGAGCGACGAATGAACGTGCCGGACCTGAGCGTTCTGCCGCCGGCAATGCTGGCCGTGCTGGAGCGCTGCCGCGAGAATCTTCTGAAAAACCGCCGGGAAGGTGACCTGCGGATGGAAGACTTTGTCGACGGCTACATCAGCGGGATCATTACGACCCTTGTGTGGGCCAATAGGGTGAGCAAAGACGAGAGGCGGGAGCTGCGCGAGTGGTTCCTGCGAGAGGAGGAAAACAATGGCGAAGATGTTCAGAAATGACGACGACCGGCTGGCGTTCCTTGACGCGTTCAAGGACTCCGAGAGCGAGTACTTCGGGCGGTGGGTCCTCTGGAAGGAGGACAGGATCACCGGCAGGAGATGGTGGACCACGCACATCCAGACGACGATATTCATCGTCGAGGAGGTCTACCAGTCCAATTCCTGGCCGAAGCCCCACAAGGAGTGGAGGACGATGCACTGGTACGTGTATGAAGGCCCCATGACCGACGCGTTCACCGGAGAGCAGACCTTTGAGGACCGAAGGTCTTCCAGGTCGCTGGCGCTGAAGCGCATCAAGGAGCTGGAGAAGGAGGGCCAGTTATGAGAAGCATGGCCCTGTTAATTCTGACAGGTATGCTGATGGTAACCGAACCGGAGCACGATCCGGCCGAGCCGGTGGTGGAGACCACCATCGAGATGTACGGCATCAACGCCGAAGCGATCCCGATGGATCTCGACTACGTGGAGCACGTCTGTGATGTGTGCATGAGCTACGAGCTGGACCCGGCCATTTTGTTCGCCATGATGTGGCAGGAATCCCGCTTCACGCCGGATGCCGTGGGCGACCATGGGCAGAGCTTTGGCATCCTCCAGATCAAGCGCAAGTGGCACGAGGAGCGCATCCAGCGCCTGGGAGTGACCGACCTGATGAACGAATGGCAGGAGATCTATGTGGCGTGTGACTATCTGGCCGAGATCCGGGAGACATATCCGAGCATCACGCAGATGCTGACGGTATACCGCTACGGAGACCTGAACGTGACCGGAGAGGACTATGCCGGCACGGTGCTGGCCAAGGCAGAGGAGTACAGGAAATGAAAAGGCCCGGCCGTGTTGGCGCACGAACCGAGCCGGGTGCTGGATATCCCTATCCGTAACAGCACCCCGAGTATATCACGAAGGGAGACAAAAATGAAGTTCTACGAAATCGACGCCGAGATCCAGAAGTGGACCGATCTGCTGGTGGATGAAGATGGCGTCATCAACGAGGAGGCAGAGGAGGCCCTGCAGAGTCTGGAAGCCGCAGACGAGGCTAAGACCGAGGGCGTCCTGCTGGCCATCAAGGGCATGACTGCCGAGGCCGAAGCCATCCGGAACGAAGAGAAGCAGCTGGCGGACCGCCGGCATCAGCTGGAGAAGAAGGCGGATGGTCTGAAGGCCTTCATCCAGACACGGCTGGCCGGGGAGAAGTTCAAGACTCCGAGGGTGGCTGTGTCTTACCGGAAGACAACTTCCGTGGAGGTGGAGGACGGTGTGTGGATGTTCTGGCCGGTGAATGTGCAGGACGAGTGCACAAAGGTAAACGTGACCGTTGACAAGCCGGCGCTGAAGAAGCTGCTGACCGCCGGCAATGAGATCCAGGGCGCGAGACTGGTCGAGGGCCAGTCCATGACCATCAAGTGAGGTTAATAAATGACTTACGAAGATATTCGCAAAGCTAATGAGTCAATCAAGACCACTGACATCAAGGGGAAAGAGTACGCCGAAGTTCCGCAGCGCGTGAAGGCCTTCCGGATGCTGTACCCTCTGGGGTTCATCCGCACGGAGATGCTCTCCAACGAGGGCGAGCCTGGGAAGCGGGTGTGCGTCTTCCGGGCGTGTGTGGGCGTGGGTGAGATCACCCTGGGAACCGGCACCGCCTACGAGAGCGAGGCGTCGAGCTTCATCAACAAGACCAGCTACATCGAAAATTGCGAGACGTCAGCGGTGGGGAGAGCCCTGGGATTTGCCGGTTTGGGCATTGACACGTCCATCGCGTCCTACGAGGAAGTGCAGAACGCCATCCAGAACCAGACGAAGGGGGGACGCGGGCCCGTAGAGGCGCCCGAAGCATCCAAGGCAGGGAATAACACCCGCACGGCCGTAAAGACGCCAGAACCGGCTCCGTCCGTGCCTGCGAGGGCTTCTGTGACCATTGAACAGCCGCAGATCACCGTGCTGAGGACCGCTATGCAGCAGATCGGCCAGACCGAAGATAAGATGCTGAAGCACTACGGCAAGGAGCGAATTGAGGACCTGACCGGCGAGGAATACGCTGACGCGCTCGACAAGATCAAGGCTTGCAAGGATAGGAGGAAAAAATGAACACTGCCATTATCATGGGCCGGCTGACAAAGGAGCCCGCCATCACTACCACCCAGTCCGGGCTGCACATCGCCCGCTACACGCTCGCTGTTGACCGCAAGGTTAAGCAGGAGAAGGAGAACCAGCAGACTGCGGACTTTATCCCCTGCGTCGCCTTTGACAAGGCGGCGGAGTTTGCCGGGAAGTACTTTCACCAGGGCATGAGGGTGCTGGTGGAAGGGCGCATCCAGACCGGCTCGTATAAGGACCGGGAAGGCCGTACGGTCTACACCACCGATGTGATCGTCAACTCCCAGGAGTTCGCGGACGGAAAGAGGGACCAGGCGCCCGCACAGCCGGCGCCAGATGACTTCCTGAGTGTGCCGGAAGGGGCAGACGAGACTGATGGCCTGCCCTTCGCTTGAGAGCGAAAGGGACCTTCTGCGGAGAGTCATGGACAAGAGACAGGAAGCTCCGGTTGACGTTTGAGGTCGAAGGTGTGGGAGTTGAACAGCTCGACTCCCTCACCGGTACCCTCTCCATCGAGGTCAAGAAGTGGAGGGAGAAGCGGACGCTGACGGCAAATGCCTACTTCTGGGTGCTGTGCCAGAAGATCGCAGAGAAGATACGCGCCACGAAGGAAGCGGTCTATTTGCTCATGTTAAGAGACGCTGGCCAGTTCACGGATCTGGAAGTGAAAGCGGAAGCCGTGCCCATGCTGCAGAGGGTCTACAGGTACACGGAAGTTCTAGGGGAAGAAGAGGGACGGGCCATGGTGCGGTGCTATCTCGGAAGTTCCGGGTACAACACCGAGGAGATGGCCAGACTCATTGACCACACAGTTGACGAAGCTCAGGCGCTCGGGATCGAGACTATGACGCCGGACGAGCTTGAGCACATGAAACAGACATGGAAGGGGGAAGGGTATGGATATTAACTCACAGAACAAAGCCATCTTGAAAGAGCTGAAAAGGAACCCGCTGGGACTGACCGGCCTGGAGATGATCCAGATGTTCGGAGCCACCGCCTACACCCGCAGGATCAAAGATCTGCGCGAATCTGGGGAACCCATCGAATCCCTTTGGATCTACAAGCACGATGAGAAAGGCAAGGTGATGAAGAAGTGGAAGCGGTACTACTGGGTAGGCTGATCATTCACGGACGGATGCCGGGGCTGAATGACTACATCGCCGCCGAGAGATCCAACCGCTACCAGGCAGCGAAGATGAAGCACCAGTGGCAGACTTTGGTGTGCCATGAGATCCGGAACCAGTGGCGCGGTCTGAAGTTCACGGAGCCCATCTTCCTGGGATACAAGTTCTATGAGCCGAACAAGAGACGCGACCATGACAACGTGGCCGGCTTCGCACACAAAGTGGTGCAGGATGCCATGGTGCAGATGGAGGTGATCCGGGACGATGGATGGGATTACATCGCCGGATTCATCGACTGGTTCCAGGTGGACAAGAAGGAGCCTCACATCGTCATTGATGTGATGAGGGGCGACGATCTGACGGACTGGGAGGTGCACTGATGGCAGAGGGAAAGTATTACTGGCTCCGGCTGAAGCGCGACTTCTTCAAGAGGCACGACATCATGGTGGTGGAGTCCATGCCAAACGGGAAGGACTACATCCTCTTTTACCTGAAGCTGTTGTGCGAGAGCGTGGATCACGATGGGAACCTCCGGTTTTCTGAGCGCATCCCGTATTCCGAGGAAATGCTGGCGACCATCACCAACACGAACCCGGACGTGGTCAGGAGCGCTGTGAAGGTCTTCACGCAGCTTGGCATGATGGAGAAGCTGGACGATGGGACGCTCTTCATGACAGAGGTGCAGAGCATGATCGGGACTGAATCCAAATGGGCCGAGAAGAAGCGCCTCCAGAGGAGCGAAGGACAAAAAAGGGACAATGTCCCCCAATTGTCCCCCAATTGTCCCCCAACTGTCCCCCAACTGTCGGGACATTGTCCGATAGAGACAGAGAAAGAGACAGAGATAGAGTCAGAGATAGAGTCAGAGTCAGACATAGATACAGATTCAGACCTAGAGATAGAGTCAAAGACTATGGCCTTCTCTAACGAGAAGGCTCGTCGCTCCGCGACGCCGTATCAGCAGATCATCGACGCCTGGAACAGCATCGGGCACGGGATAACAGAGATCCAACGGATCGGCGAAGGAACGAAACGGCGGGCGAGTGTAGCGGCCAGAGTGAACGAGTACGGGCTTGACAAAGTCCTTGAAGCCATCGCCATCATCCCTCGGTGTCCGTTCCTCCTTGGAAACGGCTCCAAGGGCTGGGTGATCGACTTTGACTGGTTCGTGAGGCCGAACAACTTCATAAAGGTGCTCGAGGGGAATTACCTGAACGGCCAGCAGGCCAGGAGCAAACAGGCCCGAGAGCTGCAGGATTCCTACTCCCTTTTCGAGGAGTGGGCGACGGAGGATCAGCATGGATAAAAGACAGTTTGCGCTTTTGGCAGCGGCGCTCCGGACATACTACCCGCGCGAGAACCTGCTGCCGAACATGGAGGCGCTGGATCTGTGGTATGAGAAGCTGCAGGATCTGGACTACGCCCAGGTGAATGCCGGCGTGGCGCGGTGGGTGTCTACGAACAGATACAGCCCAACCATTTCCGACATTCGGAGCTTTTCCATGAAGGCGACGCACGGAGAGCTGCCGGACTGGGGAGCTTCCTGGAACACGATGAAGCGGATGATCTCCAAGTGGGGATACATGCGCGAGGACAAGGCACTGGAGGAGATGGACCCGATCACCCGCGAGGTGGTGATGCGCCTGGGGTTCCAGTCTATCTGCCAGAGTGAAGACGAAGAGGTGCTCCGTGGGCAATTCCGCAGGATTCACGAAGACGTGAGCCGAAGGGCGTCTGAAGACGCGCAGGTGCCGGACAAGCTGAAGATGCTGGCCAGCGCCACGGAGTTGCAGCTGGAGGAGCCGGAGGTGACCAAGCCGACGCTGGTGAAGGAAGAAAAGTCGCCGGCGGTCAGTGACGAATGGAGAGCTAAGATCGCGGCAATCCGAGAAAGGAAGGACGCATGATCAAAATCAGTTACATCTGCGACAAGTGCGGCAAGGAGGCGAATCCGGAGGACATCTTCGAACTTCTGGCCATGGCGCCGGCGGACGGTGTGTCTGTGCCTGGGGACGTGATGGCTGCACTCGAGGACAGACATATCTGCAG